GGAATTAAAGTTTTTAGAATAAGTAAATGCCATATTCGTTTGTTGTATTAGACAACCTACTTGCATAGCAAAGAATAGTGCATCAGGATTAGCCCAGTATTCTATTTTAAATTTAGAATGGAAGTGTCCCTGAACACAACTCATTCCGTTGATCTGAGATACTTTAGTTACATCAGCAGATATTCCATGAGTAAAGAAACATCTTTGTTTATTAGGTAAGGTAAGAGTTAAATTATCTACCCAGTTCCATTTTTTAACATTTAAGAACTCGTTGTATTCTTTTAGATAACCTCTAGGGATTCCTGATTTAATTGCTCTACGATAAACTAAGCTAGAATGATTTGAGTCTAACAAAGTCATTTCAGGAAATATTGATTCTAATTCTTTTATAAAATCTTTTGCTCTAACAAGTTCATGTCCAGCAGAAGCAAGATCAGGGTTATGATCGTGGAATGATAATGCGTGGCAATCTATTTCATCACCTATGTTTACGATTGTATCTGGTTTGTATTCTTTTTTAATTTCTTTTAGGAACTTAAATGAATCTTCTCTATGATATGGAATGTGTAAATCTGATATGACTAAGATTTTTTTATTCATAACTAACTGTTAGTTGTATTCGGCTTTTTAAGCAATACTTACTTAGCAAGAAATATTGTGATTAAAGCCAACGATAAAGCACCAAGCCCACAAAGTATAGACCAGAATAAAGATTCAACTTTTTTCTCCAGCTTATAAACTGAACAACCTAGTATTTTTATTTCTCTTTTAATTCCTGTAATATGCCCTTTAAATGTAAGAGATTGTAATTCGTCTATATTCTTTTTTGTCATTGTCTTTATCAGTACACTTACAAGACTTCAAAAGACAACAACTGCCATCAGCTAATCTATAAATGCACATTAAATATTGTGCAGTCCTTTTATCAGACAATTAAGTTTAGATAAAGTTATTTGTTAAAAGTCTTTTGTATGTCCGAATACCAATCTTTATAAAACTTCTGAACATCTTTTAAATATGTTTCGTAGTTTTGTTTTAGTTCTTCGTAAGTCGGTAGTTTAAATGTGAACATTTTTTCTCCTATTTAGTTTTAGGATATATATGTTGCGTTGCAACAAAAATCAAGACTACTTGATTTTTAAATGTTCTTTAATTGATGCAATAATGTACTTAGCTATCTCCCACTTCCATTCTGCGTATAAGCCAAGTATTAATCCTAGTATAAAATATATCATATTATAATCTTATTATAAGTTAATTTTATTTAAACTGTTTTCCTGTTACCCAAGTTACTAATGAATTTCTTTCACCTTTAGTTACTGGCATAACTTCGTGTAATACATAAGAAGGGAATATAATTAATGTTCCTTGTGTTTTATCCATTAAAGTTCCTTTATCATCATCATAAAGATAAAGTTCTCCACCTTCATATTCTTCAGGATTTGTAAGTTGAATAGATATAGATAGTTTTCTAACTGCTGTATTTGTTCCTCTATCAACGTGCTTACCATATTTACCAGATGGTGCTTCATAATTAGTAAATTGGAATCCTTCATTTATTCCGAATAAATCAAATTTAAAAAATCTTTCATTAAGATTAATAACAATATCTGTTACTCTACGATATACCCAATCCATATTATCTGTTGGATTTAACCAAGATATTTTAGAATCTCTAACATCAGATTCTCCTCTAGTCTTACCTTTTATTAAACCTTTGTCTTTTGCTATGTTAATGATTGTTTGACATTCTTCTTTTGAAAATGCGTTATTCCAAAATGCGTAAAGATTGATTTGGTCTAATTCAAAATTCCAAGATGAATTTTCAAATTTTGGTTCGTGAAGTTTTATTACTTCTGACATTTTCCTTCCTTTTGTTTTTTATTCTGTTTTTATTTCCCAGTTTAAAATAGATTCATTCCAAGAGTAATACTGATTTTCTTCTAATTCTGTTGTTGGTTTAGAAATTGGTGCTTCCCATCTACAATTATCTTCATTTAAAATCCAAGAGTTAAAAGGTTTTGGTGCTATAAAAGCATCTCTTTGTTGGTCATAATGATAACCTACACCTGCGTAATTTTTTCTAAAATTGTTATTGTATGAAGTTTGTTTCCAAACATCTCTTGTATTGTAAAGTTTATTAATAAAATCTAATCCAGCTTGTTCAGAAGTTGCAACATCATTAGATACTACTATTACTTGTTCAACTATATTTCCTGTTCCTAATTTTGCAAAGTGTGCCATAAATTATCCTGTGTATGTTCCTGAACCTGTAAATGTTAAAACTGTTTTTCCTGAAACTCCTGTTGCAACAGTTGGAGAACCAGTTGTTGTTCCTGAATAATTTGCGTCAGGCATACTTAATATAACAACTCCTGAACCACCAGCACCACCAGTTCCTCTTGAACCTCCACCTCCACCTCCAGTATTGGCTGTTCCTGCTGTTCCTGTTGGTTGAGTATCTGGGCCAGATACACCACCACCACCACCACCATTTCCTCCAGCACCTGCTGTTCCAATAGATACTGCCCCACCTCCACCACCTGCTCTAAAAACAGCAGAACCAGTTATTGAAGAAGATAAACCTACACCACCTGCACCACCAGTAGCTGTTGAACCATTTGAACCTACTGCACCAGCACCACCACCACCACCACCACCTTCAGCACTTGAAGTACCACCAGCAAAACCTTGATTAGCAGTTCCTGAACCACTACCAGCAGGGTTATTATCTGCATTACCACCACCTCCAGAACCACCTGAATATAAACCATTAAAACCTGATGGAATACTTCCTCCAGTTCCTCTACCTCCACCTGTTGAAGATATTGTTGAAATTCCTATTCCTGATATTGAAGATGCAGTTCCTTGTGTAGTTGCAGAACTAGCACCACCACCTACTGTAACTGTATAAACTACTCCTACTGAAAATGTTAAACTTGTTTCTGAACTTCCACCACCACCTGATGCTTCTGTTGAAAATGAATTTCTATATCCTCCTGCACCACCTCCACCTACACCTCCAAGTCCAACTCCACTTCCTCCACTACCACCCCCAGCTATTACTAAAAAATCTGCAGAATAACTTAATCCTTCTAAAGCATCTGAACCTTCATTAATTCCTGATACTGCTAACCAACCTTGTGTTGAATCTATATAAACTAATAATACACCTTCTCGTTCCCCTGTTAATTGTAAACTAGCTGTTCCACTTTCTATTTTATTTCCGTTAGGTGAAATAATAAGTTTATTAGTATCAAAAGTTCCTGCATAATCTACTACTGCTACTTGTTGTCCAGCACTTGGAGTTGCAGGTAATGTTACTGTAAATTCAGAAGATGTTGTATTACAAAAATATCCTTCTCCAGCAGTTGCAGTAAAACCAGAAGTTTTAACTGAAGATTGCCAAGCAATACCAGAAGCAGGAGTTGCGAATGATAATACACCAGAACCATTTGTTGTTAATACTTGTCCATTAGTTCCATCAGTTGCAGGAAGTGTAAAAGTTAAATCAGCACTAACACTAGCTGGTGCTTTTAATGCAACATAGTTTGTTCCGTTAGCTGTTGTTTCACGAAAGCGAATTTCTTTTTGATTGTCTATAATTAAATTTACTGTTGATGTAGAAGCTGAATCTGAAAGTGTTAAAACTGTTCCAGTCGCAGTTGTTGATAGTCCAGTAATTGATACTGTTGAATCTAACCAATTTACTGTGTTAGCAGAATGGTCAATAGTTGCTAAAGAAATATCATCAGCACCATCATAATATTTTAATGTAGGTGTAGTTGGAGAAGTAGTGTCTAACCAAAGCTGACCAGCTACTGCACCTGTTGGTCTTGATGTTCCTGAATTTGTTGTTTGAATTGCCGATAATGCGTTGTTTAAATCTGTTCTAAATGCAGGGAAACCCTGATTTGCTATATTATAATCGTGTTGTGCCATATTCTATCTAATATATTAATCAATAACCTTTTGCAAGGTAGTCAAATGTTTTACTTATTCCAGTATTGCTACTATTTTTAAAAGCCAAATCAAAGCCATTGATAGTCTTGTTACTTAATAAAAAGAAATCACCAGTAGCTAATCCTTGTGCAGTAATACCAACAGCATAGTTAGCAGAATAAAATGGATTTGTAAATGTTACTGTGTAAGTACCTGCACCACTTACTAAATCATTTCCACTAAATATTCTATCTGGCATATCAATACTTACTGACAAGGCACTAATAACTGGAGTAGAACTTAAATCAAAAGAAGTCAAGACTACTCTAAATTTATAATATCTTGCTGTGTAATCTCCGACTACAAAGTTTCTAAATGAAGTATAAGTTATATTGTCATTTGATAAAGCAATCTCAATATGTGCATTACAATTTGCAGGAGTATCTCCATCAAAGCTAGAACTTGCGTCATCAAAGTTTCCAGTTCTTGCATCAAACAAGTCATCTAAATTATCTGAAGATTGTGTAATAGAAGCAGTAACTCTTGAAGTATAAACTGCACCTATATCTATCGGAGAAGCAAATACATAATTTCCACTAGAATATAAATCAAAAGAAGTAAGACCAGAATCAAAGAATGAAGTACCAGAATCAAAATTGCCAGTTGCACTATCAAATAATTCTGATGAATCTAATCTTAGTGTTCCGTCAGATACAACAGTTTGAAATTTAGTTCCTGAGAATGTAGGTGATTCAGTTTGTGTTGCAACAGAATTAAAGTCTCCAATGTTAGATATATTTGTTGCTATAATAGTTTCATTAGCAGATGCGTTTCCATTTTTGTCAAATGCTTTAATAAGATAAGAACCCACTCTTGCAGGTACAGTAATACTAGTTGCTGGTCTTGCAACTTTCTCAACTAAAGAAACTGAATTAGCCCAAGATGCACCAGAGGTTAATGTTGAAAATCTTATTTGATAGTAAGCCAAATCTAAATCACTAATCTGTGTCCATGACAAATGAGCATCACTCCCAATTATATTACAAGAGAAATCATCAACATCAGAAGGCGGAGCAATTCCACCAACAATAGTTCTTGATGCAGATGTATAAGTTGATTTTACTCCAAGAGTATTTATAGCCAAAACTCTTACATTGTAAATTAATCCATCTACTACATTTAGTATTCTATGATTTAATCCTCTAACTTGACCAGATATTTGATAAGTAGATTCTGTGCTTAATTTATATTCAACTTGATAATAGTCTACAAAAGAATCAGGAGAAGCACCAATAGTTACATCAAGAGCAGTAATAACCACTCCATCACTATACTCAATTAATTGGTCGTCTAGAGTTACTGAAGCTGGTGGTTGAGTTGTATTTGGATTTGGTAAAGTCGTATCTGCAATAACTGGTGCAGCAGTTTTACTAGCCCAAGAATAAAATGAATCCTGATGTTCTATTAATTGAAGATTAACTGTTGAATCTGTATTTATACTTAATCCATAAACTCTAAATGGTTTTGCAGAAAATCCACCAGTAGAATAAGTTAATTCAACTATATCTCCAATAGATAAATTCAAAGCCTCAGAAGTACACATTAAATCAACGCCTAAAGCATTTCTAGAGCGTCTTAATAATACTTCGCACATTTCTTCTGCTGTATAAGGATTAGTTATTCCTTTAAAATCAAAATTGCCTTCTAGATTAGTTCCGTTGTCTTCGGCAAGCATTGTTGCATATTGGTCTCCTGACGGCAAACCAGAATCATCAGCAGGTGGAAATGAAACAGTATCTTCTTGCCAGTTCTTATCAGGATTAACAAAAGTACCAATTACTCTATTAAATTTGTAATTTTTTTTCTCTCCATAAATTTTTATGCCGCCAATGATTTTATCTTTATCAATAGTCATGGCAGAACTTCCAGTTCCTTCTACTAATAATTTATAAACACCAGAAGTATAAGTGAATATACCTCGCATTGGGTTTAATAATTCTCTTACATTCTCTAAAAGTTTTTCATTAGTATCTAGAACTATATTTGTTGTGAATAAATTTATATTAGCGCCGCTTGTATATGGGGCAACTTGAGTCTCGCAAGTGGTAGCAGAAGTTTTAAATGAATCATAATTTGTTTCAAAAGCAGCATTTGGTAATCCTTTTCCATATCTGCTATTTCTAATATAATCTAATAAGCATAATG